ACTGCACCATAGGTGGTCCCGCTAAACTTAGAGCGAAGGCTAGAGGCATTAGGGCCAAGCCTAGTGCTGCAATACCTGCTACACCTAAAGCGAATGCCACACCTCCAATTCCTGTACCGATTAACATCCCTAATCCAAAGGCAGCAGCACTGAATACTACAAGTGCTCCAGCCAGCATAAGGATGCTACCGATACCTACACCCTTAACCATGTTTAGTGCTTTAGCAAATGCCATCATAGATAATCCAAGACCACCAATTGCCACAACCCCTAGAAGAACTTTAGGGTTTCCGAATGCAGCGATACCTTTCGCAATACCAGACAGCAAGCCACCAATACCTTTACCGATTCCGCTACCAATACCTCTGATGCCTCTTCCGATACCCACCATGGCCTTACCAATACCACCACCTGCTGCTCCCGCCGCTGGGCTTGCCGATGTAGCGCCACTAGCCAAGTTTGACACAGCTTTTGCTCCTGTACGCAGAGCCATCATAGCTTTGAACGCAATCAATGCGGCGGTGAGTGAAACTATGGCTTGAGTTAGTTGTCGAAAAACAGGTGTGTTAATTAAGAAGCCACCAACAACTGTAAGACCTTGAACAAGCTTAGTCATCACAAACTCAAGAGGAGCAAAGACGGTGCTAAAGAAATTATCTAAGGTGTTGTTGAACTCTGCTTTAATCTTGTTCTCTTTTTCTACCTCTCGCATAAACTGGCTAACGGACTTACCTTGCTCCTTAGCCTGAGCTTCTAACTGCTTATATGTTAGCGCAGACTTTGCCATAGCTGGACCTAGAGCATCTTCAACAGCTTGATATGCAATTGCTGGGTCGCCAGTTCCAGCAAGATAAGACTCATACATCCTGCTTGCCTCTGCTCCAGCAGCCTCTACCATTCGTAATGAGGTTCGAGTAGTATCACCTTCTTTGTTTAGTAGAGCATTTCTCTCATTCATGACCCCTAGCTGGCTCGCAAGAATAGCGCCTTCAGCCGAGGTAAACGCGGTCATTATATCCGAAGCCATCGTTCCAGCTTCCTGACCAAGAGCAGCACCTAACTTAGCGGTTGCTTCTGCAATCTCTGGTGCGATACCTAGGATCTTAAACATGGGCATAGATTTTTCTAAGCCTTGAATAGTCCCCATAAGCTCCTCAGTGGTCATCTGATAATTCTGGCTCATCGACATGACCGTCCTGCTCAACTTATCACTTTGCTCGGTAGACATACCGACACCCATGTTTAGTTGGCCCATCTGCTTGAGAAGCTTCTTGGAGTCGCCTCCTGTCAACTTGGTAAACAGGGCAAGCTTATCCATCTCTTTCGAGTTTGTCCCAATGCCTGCTGCGAACTTCTCCATCTGGATCTCATACATGTTTGAGAAGCCAGTGATCTTTCCAGCTAGATCATTATTGGATTGTGCTTGTCTCTCTACAATCTTGCTCAGATTGAGACCTCTGGAGAGACCAGTTTTTTGTAGCTCAAAGGATTTCTTGATGGCTGCTTCCACCATCTGGGAACCTTTGGTGACGGCAGACTCTACGCTGGGTATACTCTTCCTTAGATTCTTAGCGGCCTTATCTAAGGTGCTAAGATTCTTATCGTTGTTTTCCGAGTCGTCTTGATCCTTCTTTTCTTGTCGGTCATTCTGGCGTTGTAATTCGCCCAGAAGTTCCTTCAGGATATCTTTTGTGGAGTCAGCCATTATTTAAGAAAAACTTTGTATATCTCTTTCATCTGTTCGAGCTTGTAGGTACGATAGCTGTCGATACCCAGTAGCTTAATCAGACTCTCTTTAATTTTGCCATAGTACGAGGCAACTCGTCTCTTCTTATATAGGTTCTCTAGGATAGCATCCACTACATCCTCAGAATTACCATCTAATTTGAAGCAACTCACAAGTTTTCCTGATAACCCCGGAAAAACCCCATCTCCTCTTCTATTCTTAATTATGAGGATGACCCTCTGAGATTGACTACCGGGACCAACCCCTAAGTGATATCTGAATACTAGGATATCCCCCGGAGTTATTCGACTAGCACTAGCAGGCATAGGCTGGAGGAGTTTCTCTCCACCAACCGCTCCTAAAAATTCCTTGGTTTCTTTTGAAAAACGGGGCATGGTCCTGCTCTAATACTATAAATTATATAAGCTTATGAATACTGATATTGATCTTGTTGATTTTATGGATTTAATTAACTATACTCTACATAAAGACTTTGTAGAGAAATGGAGATACAAATACTCTGAGAAGTTTATTAAGCATTTCCAGATTAAGGTCCTAGAGTCACTCAACAAACAGAAGATTTTAAAGAGGAGTAGTCTGTACAACTACATGACCAAGAAGTGTAGATACTCCTCAGACCAAGTAGAGAACTTTTTCGTCTCCATAGACATTAGTATATACTCCCCCCTGATCGTAAATGACAAACCGCGACAAAAATGAAATAAGCCAGATTCTACTGACTCTGGCTTTCATGGATACCTTTCCGGGTATCACTCGATTCATCATGCTGCTCTGGCAGCTATTCTTTCTAGCGGTCCTAGTTCTTCTTCCGTTTGGATTTTTTGCTTGCCTTTAGGGCAGCAATGCGCTCCTCGCAGAGCGTACCAGAGTTGAACTCAGGACACATGGGCTTGTAGGCACACCAGTTGCAGAACTGATTCTGCATAGCAACAAACTGATCCTTCTTCATCTTTCTGATCTTCCAGATCTGATCAACCTTCTCTCTGATGTAATGCTTGATCTGGTTCGCAGAATACTTACAACTGACGAAGTGGTTGGTGATGGGGTAGTAGTGCGCCACCGTAATCTTATCCAAGGGCACACCCAGCTTCTTGTGGATAGCAAAAGCGTAGCCCTGCATCTGCCTGTCTTGGTATAGGTCAAGCTCAGATAGCTCACGCTTGGAGGTCTTGTAGTCGATGACTAGGTATCCTCCATCCTTGCCCTTGATCACACGGTCGATGACTCCGTTGAACTTGATGTCCTTCTCAGCGTCATACACAACCTCGTAGACCATCTCGGTAGAAACCGTCTCTGCAAGCGTGGCGTTGAAGCGTAGGAAATTCTCCAAGCACGTTTTGATCTTGGGAGTATAACTTTCTGAAAAGGTATAGTCTTTTTTGGCATCTTCGGCTATAACAAGTAGCTGGTCGAGCGAAGTCGCTTGGTACCCGTCCTCGAAGATTTTATGGATAAAAGACCCAAAGTGAAGAGCATCAGTCGGAGCCGAGTCAGGCTCAGGCAGACGGTCAACGTACCGATAACGGTACTTGAGTTGGCATTCTTTGAAGGTCTTAGATTTTGATTCGGAAATAGTATTGATGAACATTATAGCACCTCACTATATTAGAGACTACCTGACGGAGAAGTTCGAAGAAAACTACAAGTTGTCTTCTAGCAACGATGAGATGATCGTCCCGTCTCTTTTTGTTGCAGACGATTACAAGCGGCACATGTCCGTCAATCTGAACACGGGCCTGTGGCAGTGTTTCAAGAGCGGAAACAAGGGCAACTTCATCCAGCTTTACGCATACCTAGAAGGTATCACCTACAACAAGGCTGAGTCTGCAATTCTTTTCAAGGAACTTCTTGATGGTAAGGTATTTAGCTCTCCCGAACCACAGCCGAAGAAGAAGACCAACCCTGATCGTGAGAAGAATCTAGGTCTGGTCCCCGTAACCTTGGAGTCCTACGATTCGGAGAATAGTTTAGTTCAGAAGGCTTGGGCATTCCTGTATGAGCGTAAGCTCTTCAACCTTGACGATGACGGATTCCAACCGACATATTATGTAGCCACAGGCTCGCGGGTCAACACACTCATGTACCGCAACCGCCTGATTATCCCGTTCGAAAACAATTCAGAAATTTTTTACTTTCAGGCGCGTGCGCTGGGCGACGAGGCACCTAAATACCTTAATGCGACAGGGGATTGGCCTAAGTCCTCCTCTGTCCTATATCCTTTCGACACTGAAGAGGATCACGTTGTAGTCTGTGAGGGGCCGTTTGATGCGATCTCGCTACAGCTACAGGGAGTCAATGCAACTTGCACGCTAGGCTGTTCAATCTCTGACCTTCAGGTCGAGGAGTTGAAATCTTTTGAGGGTAAGATTATCGTCGGTTACGACAACGATGCAGCAGGAAGGAAGGGAGTAAACAGGTTCGATTACTTGCGCCGACTAAAAAGGATGGCAGACTTGCACATCTGCCATCCACCTTCAGAAGTTAAAGATTGGAACGAGGCCCATATGAAGGGCATGGACCTAAAGCGTTATGTCGGGTTGCGTACTACAAAGTACGACTACGACTACCTTGTTGATCACCTCCTTACGACACTGTGAGGTAGTACAGCGGACTTATAATCGTCTGGTTTAGCAAGGTGTATTTCACTTGCACGCTATACGTTCCCGTTAAACTTCCAAAAGTTCCATTCGTGAAGCTGGACAACCCATTGAGTTGGGTCGTGTCCCAGTTCATGATGATTGTATTGTCCTTAGTAATGGTTATGGGCTGAGTGCTCGCAGTCGCAGCCGATTCAGCAAACGAGGAGACGGTGAAGGGTCCGTCAAAATTGTGATCTTGGTTGACCTTCTTGATCTCCATCGTTGCGCTGGTGATTACAGAGTCCTTGAAGATGTTCTGTACTACGTCCGTCATCCCTTGATTTTGCACCGTGGTCTCAGTTGCAACCTTGAGATCAATCTTCTCCCCCAGCCTCACCTTCTTATTCATTAATTTGTTAGAAGTGGTGAGTAGCAGCGGCTCGGTGAAGGCAAAGAAAGTATCCTCATGCAGACTGAAGTTGTTGGTGATTACCTGATACTTGGATGCGGAGTCAAGCTTAACTGTCCAAAGGTCTACATAATCTCCTACGGAAGATAAGCTAGATGCCGCGACTACAGTATTCGAATTAGCATCGAACCCGGATAGAGCTAAAGTTTGGTCAAGAACAACAACATAATCGCCCGTAGCAACTTTGTAAATTCCACTAGCGGTAACCGAGGGGATGTAGTTACTAGTATCAAAATTAGCGTGACTAGTTTGAGTTTGCCCCGATGCTCCAAATGTCATTAATGGCGTGGAGCTAACAAGGTTCTCACTACCCATGACCGTCTTAGGCGATAAAGTAGCAGACTTTCTAAAAAGCTGAACGGAGCTAATCTCATACGGATCAACATAGGCTCCATCATTGATGAAGAAGACGCGCAGCCCTACTCGTTGGCTCACGTTAGGGCGATTTCCTCTATCTACGATTACTGTGTTGTTGAGTTGCACGTTTTTCCTCTTCTAGTTCTTGGCTGAAAAACTCTAAGAACACTCCCCGATCCGCTCGGCTCATGTCCTTTACGTCGGCATAGCTGAATCTGACATGCTTCACAAGTATATAGGCTTCGTAAAGCAAGTCTTTTAAATTAAAAGACTCAGCTATTTGCTGGAAAAAAAATCAGCCGTAATCGGTAACTCCATGCTCTCGATGTGATCGCAGTAGGCGCAGGCGAAACGGACATTAGTATCAATGCCATATTCATTGCATCCAATAGCCTGCATTAGAGTATGGGCGTCCTTGAGCGGAAGTTGTGGAATAACCTTCGAGATAACAGCTTTGGAGTCGTAACCACCGATATCTAATACAAATCTCCAAATATTTGCAAGAGACTGTTCCGCATTTGCAAAGTAGTGCTCATCCGAAACACGCGGGAGTCTAACGGTAACCTCCTTATTGATTACAGGTAGGTGTACCTTAAGAGGATTGGTCAGATCATCGTCCGCATAATTAACACTAAACGTATCTAATTCAAACTTTACGTTGTTTTCTGCCTTACAGTTCGGACAGTTGATGGTTACTTGGTACTCTGGGCCATAGGAGATCTCTCTAAGCTTCATCAGAATGTATAGTTTGTCCATCTGCATGAGTTGCTGGACTTCGATGTTGCTCAGACAACGAGTAAGAAGCCTATTAATGATGTCCGTGCCACCATTTTTCTTGGACAGCATACTCTTTTCGTCCTCAAACGTCATTGGACGCAGGGTGATTGGCTTGCTTGGTTCTGGTAGAGTGTAGAAACGGTT